GTGTTACACAAAATCAATCAAAAATTGACGTTGAGTACCAACCACAAGGATTGATTTCATCTGTTGCAGCAGGTGTTGCCAATACGGCTGGTTTACTTAGAAATGTACCAATTATAAGTTCTTTTGCACGATCAGTTGAAATAGGCTCTAACTTGTTAGGAGGTGCAGCGGCATTCTTTGGTTTTTCAAGACCAGTTAATGTTGAAGCAATTTCTCCTATGAAGCCATTGAGTTTAAGCTCAATTGCCAATATAGCTGGAGTAGAAACAGCAACGAAATTGACTTTTGATCCGAAGCAAGAAACAACTGTTGATGCTTCGATAACTGGTGTAGAAAATATTGATTATATGAATTTTGCTTACATAGTAGGTAGAGAATCTTATGTATCTAATTTCACATGGACATTAAATGATTTAGCAGGCGATGCTCTATATTACTTTGATGTTTCACCGATGATGGGATTGCAAAACAATGCTACGGGTACTGGTTCCACAGGATTATCCATGGTTCCAGTTGCGTATGCATCATTGCCATTCAAATATTGGTCAGGCACATTAGTTTATAGATTACAAATTATATGTTCGAAGTATCATAAAGGTAGAATAAAAATTGCGTATGAACCTGTAGGTAATCCTAATCAAGCAAACGAGTATAATACAATGTATAATCACATAGTAGATATACAAGATTGTAACGATTATGAATTTTCAGTTTCATGGGCACAACATTCTCCTTATAAGTTACTTCAAGACCCTAGAGATCCACAACGTGGTGTAACTCCAACTGCTTATTCAGCACTTCATTCAAATGGAAGAGTTTATATAACGGTTATTAATGAGTTGTCTGCGCCTGTGATAGGGGCTGATGTTGAAATAAATTTATATATGAGAGCAGGTGAAGATTATGAGACCTGTGTACCATGCCCACGTGGTACCAGATTAACTCCATATGATTTCTATTATGATAATGGTCCAGCTGCACTAACAGAAGAAACAAATGAATTATTGCCAGTTGTTGCTAAAATGCAAAAATTGAAAGACGATACTTCTAATGTTTTCTCATTAGTTGGTGAACCAAATGTAGACATATTGGAGCATAAATCATTAATTTTTCATGCTGATCCAATAAAAAGTATTAGAGCTTTGTTAAAAAGATATGATAGATTGGAAACTACAGTTTTTCCAACTCAATCGTATAACAATTCTAATATGTATCAATACACATTATATCGAAATAACTATCCATCATTTGGTGGCACATCTCCTAATGGAAATTTCAACACTGGGGTTACAAATTATCAAACCCCACTTATTGCTTATTTTACCATGGGCTATGCTGGC